TGATCAATACCAATAGCTTGTTCTTTTTTTATCTCATCTTTAATCCTTGAGTCAAAGTATTTATTAATAGCAGGGTTAACAGTTTGAAGAGCATTAACCAACTGATCAAACCCAGTAGTAGGAGCTACGGTACTAGGAGAGACAAAGGTATTTACTGGAGATGCTTGTGGTTTGAAACTGTAACTGTTAGTCATTAGGCTAAAGCTTTATAGTTGATGTAATTAGTAAGACCAGTATTAGCAACGTTAGTGATAGTTCCTAATAAAGAAGGAGCATTAGCAGCTGCTTGATTTCTTATATCAATAGCTTGATTAGTTCTTCCTTCTCTTTGTGATTCTAATCCTTTTAAATTCCTTCTATATTGCTGGTCAGCTGATTGAATTGTCTGGTTTAAAGCATTAACCCAATTACCTTTTTCTCTTTCTGCATCAGCTAATAATAAATCAACAGTTAAACCTGCTCTTTCTGTTGCTCTAATTGCTCCTTTGGCTTGAAGAACTTGCTTTGAAGCTTTGAATTTCTCTTGTTCTGCTGCTTGTTTTTCTTCTCTTAGCCTTGCATTTAAACCTTCCTGTTGATCTATGAACGCTTGGTTAGCTGATTCAGCTGCTCTTTGTGCTGCTTCGTATTGATAGTTTGCTACCTTTTGACCTTGTGCATATTGCATACCACCAGTAATTGCTGCTATCCCTAGATTTGCAAGAAATAGATTGCTTGCCTGTGCTCCTAATCCTGCAATTCCAGCACTTGAAATAAAAGGAGTTGCGGCAGTAGTCGCTGTGGCTGCTGTGGCTGCTGTGGCTGCTGTGGCTGCACCAGCACCAGCGGCTGTACCAGCACCAGCGGCTAAAGCAGGAGCAGCAAAAATGCACATTTAAGCAATCCTCACAAATTCAAAAAAGGGTTTCTTCATATGACCATATTCAAGGTTGAGCTTAACAAAGGTAAAGCCAAGTGCTTTTAACCATTTAATAGCAGAACGATTCTCTGCATATACGCAATTATATAAGACATTCTCCTTTTGCAAAAGATTATCTATCCACTTTCTTCCTTCTCTTATTAATTGAATCTTATATTTTTTTGTACTAAATAATTCATCAGTAGATACCATCCATATAACACCATTAACAATGACACCACATAAACCCATTGGTTGATCATTATCACCAGCAATTGTCATTACTTTTTTAGATGATAAATATGTTCTTCTAACAGCTTCTTCAGGTCGTTCACCAGTTTGATAATAAGCTTCAATTTTATCTAAAACTCTTAAATTATCGATGACATAAGTCAAGTCAGAAACGGTAGATTTTCTTAGATGTCCCATTAAATACGTTTGGATCTCATATGGAATCTAGCTTCATATTCAGCACTAGAAAGTTGTGTAGGTAAGAATGAATTATTTTTTACATCAACATTGACACGATCAGCTCGACTCATAATAGGTACTCTAAATGTACCTGTTTCTAAATTAACCTGACCAATGGTAGAAGAAGCAGCACCTAATAACTGACCACTAAATTCATGAGTACTTGTTGCTCTATTGTCTGGAGTTACTTCAACTTTAAAGAATCCTGTGTCTTCATATTTAATATAATAATGATGCATCTGTAATCGACCACTTACAATTTCACTACCTGTAGTTTTAGTAGAAGCAGTATCAGTTAGTCGTTGTTGGCTAAATCTATAATGCATTTCATATGGTTCACCAATAATAATTTTTGATGCTCTATAGTCTCCTGTCGCTGTGATAGTAGCAGTAGAACCATTAGTGTTTGTTGTTGTTGTAGCAATCACTTGACCTGGAACTAAAGCCGTAGCACTTTCATTTGGAGAAGATATAAAAGTAGAAGTTTCATTAGACGCTAAATGTCTACCAACAACAGACATAGCTGCATATGTTTTATATGGTATTAACCATGTTGTTGTATTAGAGGAAGGGTCAAATGTAACAGATACACCAGTAGTTGCTTCTGTAACTTTGTGATCTAAATGATATTCAAATTCTGTATTAGGTTCTTTATAATTAGATTCAAAAGGAAGTTTCTCTAAAAAAGTTCCACTACTTGTAGCAATAACTAAATATAAATCTGTATCAATAAAGCTTGCTCCAAGTATTTTTCTCGCTGAATTAAATGTAAAAGAAGACCATGAATTAAGAACTTTATTAAAGTTTTCTCCATATAACCAGCGGTTAATATAAAGTTTATTTTGATTGTCAGACCCTAGTAATACTAGAACATCTTCACTTGTAGAAACTTCTAACTTGAAAATACCTGATGGTATATATCTAGGAATATGTATAGTTATATCTGCTGCATCTTTAATAGCTACATCTTCTTGTGTTATATATTCTCTTACACCTGCAAAAGAACCTTTCTTAGTTAAATAATAAATAGACCTACCAGAACCAACAGGAGCAGCGGCTGTGCTACTTTCAAATTCAGTTGCAACAATAATATTTGCAGTCTTAGGCGTTAACGTTTCGGATGAACTACTTAATACAAATTGTGTCTGATCACTAAATAATATTAATTGTTCTCCCATTGTTATTGCATATTCTAAAATAGATACTTTTGTATGAGAAGCTGCAACATCAATAGGATCACTATCTATAACAGTAGTAACTGTTTCAGGAAAGAAATTAAAGAACTCAGATACTCTAGATAAAACAACATTATCATCACATAAAAAACCTAATCTGTTTCTAAAAAATATAACGTTATTAATTGTTGAGTTTACAAAGGATGGATTAGGAGCTGTGGTTTCATCCCCTACTGTTCTATCTTTCCATGTAGGTACAGAGAAACCTGGTCCTATTGTGCAGCTTGCATTGGTATCAGTACCTTCATTATTTGCTGTTATATATTTAAGTGTATTAGCGTCTACTCTTTCAACGATAAATTGACCACTTACTAAGTTACCAGATCCAACTCTTACAACATTAACTAAATCACCAGTAAGAAATCCATGATCAGTTCTAGTAATTGTTACTGTATTATCGCTTCCTGTTGTTGTATATGTTGCAGCTTTATTAAAATTTTCTCCTGAACATCCGTAATTGCTGCCATCAGCTTTTGTAAATCTAAAGTTATTATCTGCCTGTCTAATTAAGACATGAGGCATAGTAGATGAATCTATCTTGTAAAGAATATCTGGTTTTAAAGTTTCTTCCCACTGACCTTCTTCAAAAATACCTCCGTTATTAGTAACAAATTTAACGAAGTAATTATCAAAATTAGTAGTCTCATCTCCTTTTATTTCTACTACATAATTATTAGGTGCAACAGTAGGTAGATCAGTAAAGGTTTGAACAGAATCTTTTATTAGTGTTGTTTGTGAATTACCTTGGGAATCATTAGCATCAATCGTAAACTCTAATCCGTCATATTTTCTTATATATAAAACAGGACCATTTTGATTAATAACAAAACCATTTGATGTATTACCAGATAAAGCAGATCCACTAGTAGGACTTTCTCCATTGTTACCTAATAATTTATCTTTTATTTTTGCTGCTATTAATGTTGTACTTAAATTAGTTGTTCCACTGTTATATGTAGCGGTTGTACTATTAACAGTAACTGTATAATCAGTAGAAGCAGATACTTGGTTAATAAAAACAATAGCTGAACCTTTTATATTTACAGTATTACTATTTAAAACATCAGTTAGGCCAGCACTTGTAGCACTATCCATTTTGACTTGCTTAGTTTTATTAACTATAAATGTATAGTCAGCAATAGTAACTGTTCTAAAAGTTGCTGCAGGTGTATTAGTATTTGCAATATTCAAATAAGATACTCCATCAGGAGCAATAACCTTTCCATTAGAAATGGTATAAGCTGTTCCATCTAATTTATAAACACTGATACTTTCATCACCTAAAACAACTTGATATCTTTCACTTGTGTCTCTATTAATCGTATGAACATGTACGTTGGTTAACTCTGATGCACTTAATGTAGCTACATATTGACTACCACTTCTTTTTGTTAATCCTTGTACTGGTGAACTATTAGCATTATCTTGTATATCAGCATGGTCTGATTGTTTTGTTGAGTCAGCAGCTTGTGATACCCCTCTTAAAAGAGTAGGAATAGCTCTTGAAATAATGCCCATAATTACCTGATTAATGCATTAGCAGGTGAATAAGTACTAAACACACTGGTTAAAGCTGGATCACCTCTAAGGATATTATGATCTGCATTAGATAAATCTGTTTCCATTAAGATTGCTCTTGCTTTTACTTCATCTTGTTGAGTGAAAGTTCTTAATCCATCATCACCTACAAGTCGATCTACAAATACTCTTGCAGATTTAATAATGACATACCTTCTTGCTGGTTCAGGTATATCTGTAAAAGGTCTAAAGTAAACAACCGTACATTTTAAATCTTCATCAAATTCATATTTATTTTTTTGTCTGTCATAAAGTTTTAAAGCAATTTGAATAGCATCAATATCTGGATGTTCATGAATATTAGGATCAACTCTTAAGACATTAGTTGGTAATGCAATGTGATTAGAACCATCTCTAACTAAAGGAACATCTATTTCTGTATTAAAAGACCATCCTTCACTTTGTACTTCTTTATTAATTTCTGTCAGTGTGTTTTGTGCTAGGCGAACATCAACAGGAACAGTGCCTGTCAATGTATTAATAGGAGCTTCACCAATAGCAGCCAACATAATGTTGATAGCTTCTAGTTCTGTTGTTGCTGTCATTTTTTCTTAGTACCTTTTGTTTTAACTTTTTTCTTACCGTAAGCCATAACAAGAAAAAAAGAAGGATACCCACAGTATATGAGTACCCTTCTGTAATTGACTATGAAGCAGATAGTTTGATAGTAGCAGCAGCTTCAGGACGGAGGATTCCGTGACCTAGAGCATACTTAGCAACCATCAATGTACCTTGATACATAATTCCATAATCAGAACCAGAGATCTCAGTAGTCATATCCATGAGTTTCACAGTACCAACTGCTGACTTATGGAATACTAAACCGATAGTCTTGCTGTCATCACCTGCATAGGTGTTGTTAGAACCACCTAATTCATTAGCATCAGCTGCACCTGGAGGTTTATTCTCCTGTGAAATGTTGTTGCTCATGACAATAGGCATTCCAGCAATTTGCTGAACACGACCTGAAGCAAATGATCCATTACCACCTGGGTTGAAATCAGTATCGATAGTACGAGTAGCTGATTCAGGTAGTTTGTAATATTCCGCTGGAGGAAGAACTACAAATCTATCTGTAGGAGGAATGTCACGTTCATCAAATGTTTGTGCAATGTCATAGATAGCTGCTGCTAACTCATCACCAGTAACATCTGAAGAAGCAGTATTACCGTTAGCAAGAGTTAGGACAGTACCACCATTACCACCTGAAAGGGTAGTAGAAGCACGAGAAGCATTAGCGATTACTTTCGCTACGTTCTGGTCATAACGTCTGGCTAAAGCTTTACCTAATTCATTAGCATAGGTAGATCTAACATCGTAATGATTCTTGAGTTCATCAAGATCACTAACAAATGCTTGAGAAATTAATAGATCATCAATTGAGATAATCTTTTCATTTGCCTTGATTTGGTTTGCACCTACAAGTGGAGTACCAACTGTGTGATAAGCCGCTGTAGCTGTACCCAATACAGGAAACTGTGCTGATTTACCAGAAGAAATAGTTCTTACGGTTTGCATTCTTTCGTTGAACACATTGTTCTCAGAAAATGCTGTTAGAACTTCTCCACTGAATACCTTGAGAAACAAGGCATCAAAACCAGTACCCGTATTGTTAACCAGACCAAGGCGTGAAACTGTGGCGTTAGCCATAAAGTTACTCCTTGAGCGTTAAGAATTTTTAGGTTGATACTTCATAAGCAAATCCTTTCTCAAGGTGTTATCCCTCGCAAGGGGCAACTTAATATTTAGAAAACCTAGAAGTAATTAAATAATAACAGTTTATCCTTTTGTTGAGAATACATCTGAGTCTTTCAAACGAGCGTAAACACCTTCTGTATAAGTAACATCTTTTCCATACCTAGGATCGCTCATAGCTGCTTGCACTTCAGCTGTTGATCTATATGGTGTTGGTCCAGATGAACCAGACTTACCACTTACAAGAGAAGGTTCTTTACCCATAGCATTGTTGTATTGAGATTGAATACCTTGTACTGCTAATTGTATTTGAGCAGCATTATTAGTTGCCAAGGTTGCATTAAAACCTTCTACTTGATCAGGAGAAAGATTTTCTCCAGCCCAAGCTGTTAGTTTTCCATACTGTTCTGCTCCTCCTACTGAATCTTGAATAGCTTTTATTTGAGTTTCAGCTACTTCTGTTGCACCTGTTGATTGTGCTTTTATACCAGCAAGATAAGAATCAATTACACCTTTAGAAAATCCAACTTCATTTAATTTGGAATAATCTTCTTTTGATATTTCACCAGACTCATTGAATCTAGTAGCAATATCTTGTGCATCTATACCAGCTTCTTGAAGCGTATTAGCTAAACCTTCACCATAAACTTCAGCAGCATTAAAGTCAGTTTCGGGTTTAGGTGAATCATCTGTTTTAACTTCTTCTTCTGTTGCTTCAGCAGTAGATTCTTCATTGGTTGTTTGACCTAATTTACCTTGTAGTTCTTGATAAGAATTAGCAAGATCTTCTACTGATTTAAACTTTCCAAGAATTAAACCATTGTCATCTTTTTCAAGCTTTGATAAATCCTCCGTACTCATAGGAGGAGTTTCAGTAGCTGCTACCTGTGACGTTGCCATAAATTAAAACCTCTGGGTGGTTAGTTATAAGTAATTGTATTACCGTTTTTAGTTTTTACGTCTCCTTTCTTATTAGGAGTAGGATTCTCTTCAAATTCACCAATTCTACTAACAACAGCTTTTGCTACTGTTTCTTCTTTTGGTGTTTCAGTTGTTTCTTCAGACTGTTTCTTGGTTGGCATTTGCTTGCTCCGTTAGTTGTTGTGCTTGGGCATTTTTCTGGGGGTCCATTAAAGGAGAACCCAGAGCAGCTGGCCCAAGATGTTGAATTAGTTGCTGCTGTTGTTCGGCTTGCATTTCTTGTTGTATTTGTTCTTGAGTTTTAATAAGGTTGGCTGTATCTATTCCAATACTATTTGCTAAACGTTTGATTGCTTCGTCTACGTTCATATACATTTTCATTACATCTGGCCCTAATGCTTGAGAGACAGTACCAATAAATTCAACAAGTTTTGCTCTGTCATTTCCTCTACCTAAACCTTGAAGACCAGTAACAATCTTAGGCTTAACTATCTTTTCTGGAAGCTTAGGAGCTTTACCTGATCTAACTAACATATGCATTCTTCTCTTTAAATATTTGTATTGAAATTCTTGAGTCAGTATTGAATAGATTCCTCCTAAACTATTTTCCAATTCATTAGCCATGATTGATACTTCAGCAGCAGTAACTCTCTCAGCATCTCTTTGAACTGATCTAGCCATAAGGAAGGCGTATTCAAGTCTTGATTCAATACGCTCAATAGCAGAAAAAGATACATTAAAGTCAGCACCTTTGTTTACTTGTAAGACAGAAACATCTTGTGCTGAACCTTCTCTTATTGCACCATTAGGAGCCTTTGCTAAAGTCGCTGCTCTAGTTACACCATTAGGATTGACTAGAAATAAAGTCTTAGCACTTGCAGCAGCACCTTCAATTATTGCTTGCATTAAAGATTCAAGGCTAATTAAATCTCCTTTATATTCACTAACATAAGAGTCTCCATAATCAACTCCGTCTCTTCTTGTCCACCTTAATAAAATCCAAGGAGTTACATCAAGTTTAGAGTTACCATCAGTACCAGGAATTTTTTCTCCCTTGCATTCTTGATGCCAATGGAACTCATCATTATATCTTTTGATGTGTGTGTATATATCTAGGTCTTCATCAAAATCTTCAGCATCATAGTTATCCTTCTTCTTAATCATTTCCAAAAACTCTTCTGGCAATGCTTGAGGATGAACTGTTTCTTTTGTAATAATTTCTAGTACATTTCCTACGTCATCACGTTTACAAACGTATCTATTAAGGTGATAAACTTTTAATCCTTTTTCTGTTAAATAAAGAAGAACATTACCAGTAATAATTAAATGCTTAAGAGCTTCAAACATTGCAACTCTGTCATTTGATATTTCTATTTCATTCATCAAAGCTGATTCAATTACTCTTAATCCTTTATCTATTTCTGTTTCTAAACCTTCCTGTCCTTCCTTCATTAATTCCAGACTATCAATACTAAGTTTGAAGAAAGGAGTAGAAGGAGGAAGTAAAGCAAGTAATAACTTAGATGCTAAAGAATTAACACCTCTAGCACCTACTGCTTGAAAAGGAGTTTTTATTTTTACATGTTTACCAGAGGAAGTTTCTGGATATAAATAAGGAATAGTTAATTTAGAACAATCCTTTGCTTCTCTTTCATAAGGGGAACGATCACTTATTAGCTGCTCAAACCTGGCAACTGCTGTTTCACCTGTTGCATTAATCATGGTTAATAATTGAGATTACCGCCTTTGCCAAGAGGAATTCTTAAAGAACTTATTCCTGCTCTTCCAGTATTTCTATTTTTATTTTGTATGGATCCTTTATTACCTTGTCCACCTTTTCTTTTTATACCAAGAGTAGGAGCTTTAGCTGTTCTTTCTGCCTTGGGTGCAGCTTCTACAGGATCAGGTAATTTTGGCGTGTCCGGTCCTTTAAATAAGCACATTAGATTTAATTCTCCAGAATGTTGTCAGTTAACATTGTTTCCTTTTGTCTTTTTTGTTGTTCGATAAGGTAATCAACTACAAATCTTTGTCCAGCTTTGTACCAAACATCTCTATTTGAATAAGATAAATCTGGATGACGTTGTGGAAAATGACTATCTAAAGCGTTGATTAATTCATCAGATAAAACAGGAAAAGGAAGAGGTTCAGGATTATTGTAGTTCACTTTAGGAAAGAGAGTATAACAGACATGGTAATTAGTTTAATTATCTAAAAAATTATGGAGTCCATAGTGTTACTTCTTGAGTTTTAAAGTCATAATCTCCTTTACGAAGAATACGAGCAAGTTGAGCAGTTAAAACAGCATCAGCAAATGTTTGTTTTTTCTTTTCGTATGCAGCTACTACTTTATCCCACATATCAGTAAGAGTTTTAGCATCACCAAGAATCTTTTCAGCTGTAACAGGACCACAGCCAGGAATACCTTTGTAGTTATCAGTTGTATCTCCTGTTAAAGCTTGAATCATCCAATGTCTATCTGCTTTCTTTTTAGTAATTAATTCCATATCATCATTAGCAAGAAGAGTACAAGGAACAGTTCTCATATCTTTATCAGGAGAAACAATAACTGGATTAGGATATTGTTTAGATGTAGCAAGTAAAGCCATAACATCATCACCTTCTAAACCTGTATAACTAGCTGAGTTATATCTCTGACCAATCTGTTCAACCATTGCATATAAAGCTAATGGCTTACGTTTATTTTTTCTATTAGCTTTGTATTCAGGAAAGATTGTATGTCTGAAAGTTGGATACTGAGTGAAACACATCACCACATCATCATTATCTTCTGCAATCTTTTGGTAGTACTCAACTCTTCCATCAATCATTTCATGGATGTCACGTTCATCAGCATGAAGAGTATGTAGGTTTTCATCCCATTTAATATCTTGTTCACAGCTGCAGCAGGAAGAATAAATTAACCAGTCAGCATCAATTAATA